AAAATCAGATGTAGCATATCCTGATCCGGTCGGAACTGTAACACTGGAAAAGGTTACATATCTTCCATCAGATAAACCATGTGAAGTTTTATTGACTGTAACGGTTGGTGAACCGGTTGAAGCATCAAAGTCAGCTCCAGTGATTGCTGTATCTAAAGGAGTGATATCATAAAAATCTTCACCATAGTATAAAAATAAACCTTGTGAGGTACCAATAGCGGTATACTTTTCACCTTGTAGTGATGTCCATGCATGCTGTGCACGTGCCACACCTGGCAATGTTTTATATTGTATAGTCAATTGATTCCAGCCACCTATTTTTTCAGGTAGTCCGTATCTAAATCTAACAAAATCACCATCTACCCATTGAGATTCAGCTCCTGAATCCGTGACCATTTTGTTAAAACCAGGCTTGAAATTTAATTTTTGTAGCATATAGTGCTTTATATATTAGTTTTACAGAGAATGAAAGTAACATAATTATAGACCATTTAGAAGCAATTGTTGAGATAAAAAATGAACAAAATATTAGGTATAAATACTTCTCATAATTGTTCGTTTGCTTATTTTGAAGATGGTATTTTAAAAAAATACTATGAAGAGGATAGGTTTAATAAAATTAAAAATTTTGTGCCTCCTTGTGATCCTTTTAATGAAAATCCATATGAATATATAGCTTTAAAAAAATTTAAAAATTATATTTTTGATACAGTTGTGTTTGTATCTTTTGACAGAGAAAGTATAGCATTAGAAAAACTTATTATTGATAATATTTTAAAACAGGTAAATTGTAAAAATCATAAGTTTTTAAATGGAGAACATCATATACATCATGCCAGTTGTGGTTTCTATTTTAGTAAATTTAAAGAGGCTTTAGCTATTGTGACAGATGGCGGTGGTGAAAGATATTATAATGATTTTCAAACAATGGAATCAATATTTAGCATTAATAAAAATAAAATTAAACCACACTACAAACACGCTTCAAATATACGTTTAGATCATTTTAATAACTTTGTAGATGCGGAAAAAACCTATAAAAAAGATGGGGTAGATATAAAAATATCTAATAAAAATATAGGGGGATATAAATACTCTAGTGAAAGAATTAAGGCAGGTTTTAAACCTTTCGAAGAAGGTCAGTTAATGGGACTAGCAGCTTATAAAAATAAAAACACAAATTTAGATAAAGATATATTAGACATTGCACACAAAGCACAGGAAGAAACTTTACAGGAAAGAATAGAATTAATTGAAAAAGCATTAACCTACAGCAACTGTAAAAATATTATATTGTCCGGAGGCTATCATTTAAACTGCAGTAATAATTTTAAACTTGTAAAACACTTTTCAAAATTAAATTTTTTTATAGATCCAATACCTTATGATGGAGGAACTGCAATAGGAGGTGCTTATTATTATGAAAATTATTTACAATAAAGAAGATGCTGTAAGTTTATTATTACAACAAGAATTAGTTGTAATATTTCAAGGACACTCTGAATGGGGCGCCCGTGCTTTAGGTAATCGTTCTATGCTATTTGATCCTAGAAATAAAAATGCAAAAGAAATAGTAAATAAAATAAAAGGTAGGCAATGGTGGAGACCAACAGCGGCTACAATTCTTTATGAACATAGACATGAATATTTAAATATGCATACATTAGATGAATCACCATATATGACATTTGCAATTGATGCTAAACAAAAAGCTATTGATGAAGTTCCTGCGTGTGTGCACGCAGATAATACTTGTAGATTTCAAACTTTAAAAAAAGAACAGAATCCACATTATTATGATCTTATAAAATTATTTTATGATAAAACAGGTGTTCCTATATTACTTAATACATCTTTTAATTTAAAAGGTTATCCAATAGTTGAAACCTTTAAGGATGCTTTATCAACTTTACAAAATAGTAAAATAGATTATTTATATAGGTTATAACTTAAAATCATGAATCATTTAGAAGCCATTGTCGAAATAAAAAATGTAATATCTACAGACTTTATAGATAAAATTATACCTTTAACAAATCATAAAAGTAAAAAAAATTTACTAACTATGGATGGTTTAAATAAAGATGTTAGAAATGTAAAAGGTTATTGTTTAAATTTTGATACACCTACAAATTTATTTTATTGGGACTTTATAAAAAAAGAAATTGAAAAAATATATACTTTTTACAAAGCAAAATTTCCTAGCATGTCGAGCTCAAAAATAAATCAAATAGATTTATTAAAATATTCCATAGGGGGAAAATATGAAGTACACACAGATCATTATACAAATACACCAAGACATCTTAGTATTATCATTAATTTAAATGATAATTATGAAGGTGGAGATTTAATTTTTACTGATCAAAAAAAAGAAGAAATTAAAAGATTAACATTAAGTAAGGGATCTGTTGTATTTTTTCCCAGTAATTTTATGTATCCTCATAGTATTCAACCTATTACGAAAGGAACAAGGTATAGTATTGTTGCCTGGTTAGAATAAATATGGCTAATACAGAAATAATTGATAATTTTTTATCAAAAGAAGAAATAAAATTTTTATTAAAATACTATGAAGAAAAACAAACAGGAACTTTGGGACTTACAGAAAGCTATATTTATCCTCTTGAATTACATGTGGAAGAAAAACAACTTTCATTTTTAATAAATAAATTAAATAATAAATCTAAACAAATGAAAGAATCTGAAATTGAATGGTTTCAAATAGTTAAATGGCCACCTTCAATTGGACAAAAATTACATTTTGATACGCAAAGCAGTAGAACTACACTGTCATCAATAATATATTTAAATAATGACTTTGAAGGAGGAGAAACTTATTTTGAAGATGGTACAATATTTAAACCTAAACCTGGTAGAGCCTTGTATTTTGATGGAAATTATCATAAACATGGAGTTAAACCTATAAGTAAAGGAACAAGATATACAGTAGCAACTTGGTATTATAAATATGGCTAAAATAAATTATAAACTTATTAAAAATTTTTTTACTAAAGAAGAATTAGATATTTTTCAAAAATATTGCTATAATCAACTAAATAATTATAAAAGTTATGAGATAGATCCACAATCATTTTCACCTTCATGGTACAATGATCCATTAATGAATTCTTTATTAAATACAAAATTACATAAAGTTGAACAAGAATCTAGTTTAAAATTATTTCCTACATATGCTTATTGGAGATACTATGTGTTTGGTGCAACTTTGAAAAAACATACAGATAGACCTGCTTGTGAAATAAGTGTGACTGCTTGTATTAAAAAATATAATGACTGGCCTATCGTTGTTAAAGGTACATCTTTTGAATTAGAAGAAGGTGATGCAGTTTTATATGCTGGTTGTGATCAAGAACATTGGCGTCCTGGTACATATAAAGGTGAAGGAATGGCTCAAGTATTTTTACATTACGTTAATCAAAATGGGCCTAATAAAAATCATGCTTTTGACAAAATAAATTAATAAGATAAGGATAAAAAATGAAAGAAAAAACTGTAAATATAAATAATTTTATTGGAGTGTATGATAATTACATTACTGAAGAAGAATGCAATAAAGCTATAAAACTTTTTGAAGATCAAAATAAATTTAATAATACTATTAATAGAATAGGTTTTGAAAAAGCATCTATTTTACGAAAACAAGATCAACAATTTTTTGCAGCTCCACAAAATGTGGATATATGGTGGGATAGATTAAAATCTATGATAGTAAACTTTGATATCGCTTTGAATCACTATGGTCAAGCTACAGGAGCACTTGATGCTTATGATGGTGGACCATTTCATTTTACAGATATGAAAATACAAAAAACTCTCCCTACAGAAGGATACCACACTTGGCACATAGAACATAGTGCGGAACCTAGTTGTGCAATGCGTGCTCTGGTCTTTTCAATTTATTTGAATGATGTAAAAGATGGAGGAGAAACAGAATTTCTCCATTTTTCAAAAAGAGTAAAGCCTAAAATGGGTAGAATAGTTATTTGGCCTGCAGCATTTCCTTATTTACATAGAGGTAATCCTCCTTTATCTGGAGAAAAATATATTTTAACTTCTTGGATGGTATTAAAATAATTAAGATGGATAAAATAATACATTATAATTTTTTTCATTGGGGACCTTTTTTATATAAAACAAAACTAACAGATGAAGAAATAAAACAAATTAAATTTTTATGTAAAAAAAATAAAAAGAAAGATTATAGAAAGCACTTAGCTGGTTTAATAAAACAAGAATACGGCATTAATAATAAAAAATTATTTCCTATTATTTTTAATTATTTAAATAGTTATGTTAAAGCTTCATGGGAACACTATAAAATTAGTCCCGGCAAAAAAATTACTCTTAAAGAATCATGGGTAAATTACATGACTAAATTTGAATCAAATCCACTACATTCACATTCGGATGATCTATCTTTTATTATTTATTTAAATATTCCTGAAAAATTAGAAGAAGAAGCGAATAACACTTTATCTAATACTACAAAACCAGGACAAATTACTTTTGTAAATCAATTAAAAAGAGACAATTTATTTATTAATCATATTAATTTTTTTCCTGAAGTAGGTGATTTTTTTATTTTCCCAGCTTCTCTTTATCATTTTGTAAATCCTTTTAAATGTGAAGGAGAAAGAGTATCTGTTTCAGGTAATATAAAAATGAAATAATAGATATACTTATACTTTATTTATTTAAGATTAAGATGAATAAGAAGTAGGTCTTGCACCTAATCTAGTAATTTTTTCAGCGTCAGTTTCGCCGTCAACATTATCGTTGTCCCAATTAGATTGTAATTCAGCTAAGTGAGCTGAATCCCATTTATTAGTGAATTGACTAATATCACCAATGTTTGCATCTGCAAACGATGAGTGAGGTGTTGTATCTCTATATTCTACTTCGTCTGTTGTAACTGAAGTTCCTGAATGAATAGCCCAAATATTTGAAAATTTAGATTGACTCCAAAAAGTATCGTCATCAATAGTATAACTTCCGGCACCATCACCACTTTGTTTAATAATCATTTTGTCTTCAAATATTATTGTCCAATTTCCTAAACTTGCCATTTTTTCTCCTAAGTTTTAATTATGTAAATAATTGTTAAATAAGGTTGTAAAACTGATGTTGCATCTCCTGAAAAGTTTGCACTCATATTGTGAGAGTGACCACTGCCTGAACCAGTATTTGAAAGTGGAACGTTTCCAGTAGGGTTATTAAAATTTGTTCCTCTTTCTACAGCGTCATTTCTTAAAGGTGCAGGGTTTCCAGTGAAAGTCGAATTGTGGTTGTGACTTGCAAGTTGAGCAATTGATAAAGTAGCATTAGCTGTTGAACCACCAACGTTTCCAGTTGATGTTACAGTGTTTGCTCCACCAGTTGAAGCTAAAGCTTTAGTTCCAGATTTTCCAACCGGTACGTTATCTTGTAAATCAGGGACGTTAAAATTACCGCCTCCTGGATCACCGTAAGTTGTACCAATGATTGCAAATAAATCTGCGTAAGTAGATTGACTTACTGCCTGTCCATTACACTCTAAGAAACCTGATGGAACAGAAGAGTCTGACCATGGCACAATAGTTGCTGTTGGAATACCCTCGATACCTGTAAGGTTTGCTCCATCAAAATCATATTTAGTTGCTTCGTAATTTGCCATATTCTATTTCTCCCTATAAGTCCAACCTGTTGTAGCGTCTCCAGAATATACTAAACTGAAACCAGCACCTTGGGTATTAACTGTAAGGTCGGCTGCACTGTTTGCTATATTAGAAGAATTTCTACCAACAGTCAATGCGTTAGTATTAAAATCATAACCTTGATCTATAAATGAAACTTCATCACCTGCACTTGG